ATTTTTAATTCACCCAATTCTGTAGCATCTTCGTGAACAGTTGTTTTGTATACATTTGAACGACTAACGAGTTCAATTCCAATACCGGATTTTATAAGACTATCCATATCAGAGTTGATTGTAATTGTAAAATATTCGTCATTTGTATTTGTTATAGTTTGAATTGTTGTTCTCTTCTTGAAAACTCTTGGAGGGAGAAATTTAGCTACTTTGAAATCGTCTATACTTGTTGTTTTTGTATTTTCACTCAATGTTAAACGATTTGTATTTGTATCTATCGCGGTAATGTATGTATCTGGTTCAAATAAGCTATCAATATATTCTGAATGAGCTAAATTTTTAGTTAAAATATATGGAGCGACATTAATATTTCCTGAAACAATTAGATCACTATCAAGTGTGGCGATGTTTGTAGAACCATCATATTTAATGATATTTTGTGATGTCCCTTCATCCGCATTAACCATGAATGTTATCTTCCATCCCTTATAATAATTATCTATATCTGATGGGGGAGATAAATCTTGTTCTAAAATACCCGTGTTGTCGGTAAGCATATCAGTATCTAAATTGGAAAGTAATTCTACTTGATTGCTCGCACCACTAACAATAGAAAAGAATCCTCTAGTCCTACTAGAGTTATTTTCATTTGAATAATCTTTAGTTCCTTCCGCCTTTAGTGTTTTATATAACAATGTTCTTTTATTAGTATCATTCCAAGTATTATTATTGTATGTTAAGTAGAAATAAACCTTATCTGAACTTGGTTGACTACTATCCCAATTTACTGATAAATTGGTTATATCACTGTATACATAAGCTGTTCCTCCAACATAGTTTGTAGAGACGGTTTTATCTAATGTTAAAACAGTTGTTGTAGATGATCTCACATTTATTCTTTCAGAACTGTCACCATTTTCATTTGAAATGATTATAACAGTATCATCTGCTAAACTAGTTGTAAGGGGAGGAGTTATAGTTATTCGTGTTACTGTCTGTCCATCATTTTCATTGTCATCTATACCTTCGCTATTAGTGATTATTGTTCCACTTGGTATTATATTTGATAATGTTGTAGCATCGTGACTATTTACAATACCCTTAACGATATTAGTATTTTCTGAATCTGGCGAAGACAAGTCTGAAGAAGAAAAAACAATCCTCCATCCTTTGTAGTAGTCTTGACTTATTAATTTTGTTTGACTAGGTAAAGTTGTAGAATTAACTATCCTTCCTGAGATATCTACATAACTCCCATATATTGTATCTTTGGTATAGTCCTTTATTTCATATTCTTTTGAATTAGAATAATATCCTCTGTTTTTATCCTCTTCAACTTCTATCTTCCAATTATCATAATAGTTAGATTTGAGTATTTTATTTTCATCTAAAGATACTATGTATCTTTCTCCACCATCAGTTGTTTTATATCCCTTTTTGATACAATAATATGTTGTGTTGTCAATTGTATAATTTTTTTCAGTACACAAGAACTGTAATGTATTTAATCGCGAATTATATCCTTCAACGACACCATATGGAATATCTACAGTAGTGTCACTCGGAATACCCATAATTTCTATATCGTAGTTACTATCGAGAGTTTCACTCACAGAAGATGACAAAGTCATTGTATGTGTAGATTCTGAAGAAGTATATGAAGATACAGTCCTGTAAAATGTATTTGTTTCGTCCGATATTTTTACTAATGTCCCATCTGGCAATGTCCCTGTAACCGCATTTGAAACCGTAATTACATGTGTTGATGTATCGTGTGAACTAATTGTAGTGCTTTCTGGGAAACCTTTAATACTTACATTGAATCCATTGACATTTCTTTTAATGGAATCAGTTGGAATTGTAAGTTTATTTGGTGTATTTGCTAAACTATCGGATGTAACTGTTATATCAAATGTATCGGAAGCATCATATTGATTTGTAAATTTTAGAATTGTTCCAGATTTGATATCTCCATTTAGGTTATTGTTCAAAGGTATCTTATTGTTCCATATGTATATCACCCAACCATTGTAAAATCCTTCTTCTTCACGATGATAAATACCTAATTTTTTATCTGATAAAAATTTACCGATTTTTTCACCATAGATTTTTCCTTTTTCATGAGTTTTATTTTGAGAAGAAAGATAAAATGATAAATCATCATCTTGTTTTGTTAATTGTTTATAAACATTGTTTGTTGATAGTGATGTTTTCCTAAAATCATCTGATTTTATAAAAGTTTCAGCTACTAATGTTCTCTGATAGATTCTCTCATCGGCTTCAGGAAAAGTAGACGGTGTAACTACATACTGGAAACTTAAATTTGTAGAGCCTTTTGTTCCGCTTCCCAATAATATCGCTTCTCCAACTTTAAATGTTGTTCCCGTTGGAATATTCTCTTGTAATGCAGAACTTAAAACAACTCCCGTAGAGATTTCTGTTAGTGTTTCTGTTATAGTTACATTAGTTGGAAGTATTGATGAAGTTTTAACAGTGTAATCTACATTTTTTTCAGAATATTTTTGTTTTGATAAAGTAATCGTCCCTGTATTGAAGGGTTTTATTTCTACATTGAGAGTTTCACTTGTATCTGGGGAATTAGCCATTAAAACAATTGTATTTGTTCCTTCTTCAACGTCATTTGCTATGATACCAGTTGCCGTTTGACTACCATACGTAAAAACAATGTTTGTTCTAGCTGGAATAAAAGATTCAGTGGCGTTTGATATAGTTATTGTCGTTGAGTTTTTACCACCTGTTACACTAGTGGAACTTGGTATTCCAGCTATTGTAATTGTTCCTCCATGATAATTTTCATATGAGTTTTCAAAGAATAGTAAATCTTCAGAAGATTTACAGATACTTGTCAAAGTTTCATAGTAGGTTGTAGAATTCTTTACAATTTTAAACACAGTTGATGGTCTTATAATATGAGAAGAAGTTGAACTAGCTTTATAAATAGTATATGCTGGGACTGTTAAATTCCATCCTTCATAATAATCATTGTATTTAAATGTATTTTCATTATCAATCATATTGTTATATGTATCTGCTTTGTTTCCATTTTCATCTGGGGGACTGGGATTACCGAACATACCGTATAACTTTGAATATCCTACATTGTATTCCTCTATAATATTTGTTTCCACGGTTCCATTGTCTTCAGTTTCAATTGTCCAACCCTTGTAAAAGTTTTCTATATTTGAAGAACTTTCATCTAGTGCTTTATGAGACTTAAAAATCCCAGAAATCTCTTTTTTTTCATTTGTAATGCCAATTGTTCCAGCATCAGGTCCAAAGATAGTATTTTCTTTTCCTTTTCCAAAAGTTAAGTCTCCTGAAATTAATGGATTCGTAAGTATATTTGATGAAGTTTTTGATTGAGTATCTCTATCAATCCATACACCATTTTCTTTTTTTAGGATATTTCCATCAATGATCTTGAAACTTTTAGAAGATTGATGAAACAACTTTTCATCACTAGATGGAAATTTTAACTGTTCTTTTTCACCTATAAATGCTAGTTCTCTATTTGTTAAAGAGGAATGTAAAGTTAGTGATGATCCATGAATGGAAATGTCAGTTGAATCAACATCTGTATCTTCGTGTGTCATTCCAAGAGTTATTTGACCTCTTGGAGTATATGTTAATCCTGTTCCTTTTCCATCGACACCACCTGTCCCTATAACAGAGTTAAAAATTTCACCCGGACCAGCTCTTATATAACTATTTGTATTTGTAGAAAGATTAACATTTGAACCACCTTTTACATTGTTCATAACTATATAATCATTAAACCCTTCATCTACATTAGCTAAAGAATTAAAGGATCTCTCCCAAAAGAGACCCGTAGCATCTGAAAATTTAAGGTATGAATTATCTATGTCATAATCATTAGGCCATAATTGATTCGCAATCTTTAAATTATCACACTTAATGAATGATGTAGTGCTTTTGAAGTCAGACATTTCCTTTATTAAAATATATTAGATAATATATTTTTAAATGAGAAAGTAAAAAATTAAAAAATAAAATATATCTGTTTAAAAATGGAAGAATCTAATAACACTATTTTTACACATGCTAAATTAGAGTATACGGCTCAGTTAGTTGATGTCATTACACCTAATCTTTTTGATGGTATAAAATCAATCTATGATGAAGCAAAGACAGTTCATAGGACAAATAATCCAAATAATAATTCAATACTCATTATATTTAGATTGTTTCTTGAAAAAGTACCTACTTGGAGTAATGAAGTTATTGAAACTGAAACAAATAGAATTATAGACTCATCAAATTGCGACTGGTTAAATGATCTCATAACTGCTGTTTTTATAAGCCATACGAAAATATTAACTGCTATAGGTTCTAACAATAATTCAAATATAGAACTAATTATACCCAAAACCATAAATTTTATCCATAAATCTTATATTAACATAGCTAGAGAAATATGGAAAAATCCATATTTATTTGACGACTATGTTTCTGGTTCTGAATATCAAAGGAATATGAGAACAGTTGAACTTTTAATAAAAGAATCAATAGAAAATACAATACGTAAGGCTTTACCAGTAAAAGAAATATTAAAACAACAATTAGATATTTATGAAAATAATAATGAAAAATCACGTGTAACACAAGACGATATAAGGAAAATGTTATTAGACGAAATAAAATCCCTTAAAGGCGACGATACTGAATCTAAGAAACATGATATTGATGAAGAAAGTGAAGAAAGTAAAGAGAATGAAGAACTAAGAGAAAGAATAAACGATATAGAAGAGAAATATAAAATGGAACCTATTGAAGATAGAACTCAAAAAGAAGAAGTTCAAATTGATGATAATATACAACAACAAGTATTAGAGATTCCAGAAATATCGGAAGAACTTCAAGAATCTAAAAATAATTATTATGAATCACCCGATGGGTATGTTTCTCCCGATGAAGATGAAATAAAGAATAAATGTGAAAACTTAGATATTAATACAATTCCTGATGTAGGTGTCAAAGAAGAAACATATGATAATGTTGATATCTATTTGGCAGATAAAGATACACCCGTTGGAGATAAATCTTTACTGGAGAGTTACTTAGATGATGCTGAAAAGTCAGAAATAATATATGATGATATGTTTGATAAAGATGAAGTTAAAAATGTTGAAATGAGTGAAGGATCTAATGTTAATGAAATCAAAAAAGAACCAGTTAAGAAGGAATCAGACCCGTTATTTACTATAACTAAAAAGAGCGAAGATCCTGTCCCCTATCTAAAACCAGAGCCAGAACCGGAACCAGAGCCAGAACCGGAACCAGAGCCAGAACCGGAACCAGGGTCAGAACCGGAACCAGAGCCAGAACCGGAGCCCGTTTCTGAAAATAAAGAAGAGGAAAAAGAAATTATTTCTGTAGATAGAAGCGATGATACAGAAACAGTTGATTTATTTTTTGAAGATGTTTCAAAAATGTTAGAAAAGAAAGGTATAGATATTGATAAAGGAAAAGATAAATACACACTTTTTGATGATGCTATTGTGGAAGAAGATGGTTTTTAATTTGATTAAAATAAAAAAAAATAATATAGTTCTATAAAAATGTTAGATAATAGTTTAATTTTTTGTCTTATTGTTAGTAGTTTATCAACTTTAGGAATATACTTCTTAACAAACCGCAAAGAGTTTAATAATCGGAGTGACTATGAAAGTAAGGAGTTACTAAAAATATTCTCTATTGTTTTTAGCGTTTCTTTCGCTATTAATTATTTAAGAAATGGTGGATTTGGAGGAACTCCTTCTCAACAACCTTCTATGAGGTCTGGAGAAGCTATGTTAACACATTCATCTAGGCCTCCATTCTAAACAGTATAAAATGTTTTCTTTGGAAAACATTTCTTTTTTATTCTCATATCTTTGAATATATAATTTTGTATTATTTGTTTTGGTAAAGCATTACATGCGTATTTTGAAATAGAAACATACATATTAAAATCGTCTTTTAATTTTGAAAGCGAATCCCCATTGATATCCATTGTTAGATTTATAATAAAATCAACAAATGGTTGTTTTTCTTTATAATCTTTATCAAATTCAATCTTACAAACATCGATAATTGTGGTTGCTAAACGACACATATCAAAATGATAACTAGGATATACAGGTATTTCTCTTTTTTTATCACAAAGTAATGTATCAATTGGATATGTATATTGTCCTTCAGCTTCCCCGTGCTTACTGAATGTATCATTAAAGAATGTTTTTTTATGAAACTTAAAGATTGATCTTCCAAAATCAATTATCTTAAATATATAACCATAAGTAGGGACCTTAAAATAGATGTTGTTAAATTTGTAATAGAGGAACGTTTTTTCAGTTTGGGTATACATAACATTATTTACGTGAAGGTCATTATGACTAAAGTTATAATGTTTTTGAAGATAATTTAAGGCAAACGCTACTTGAAATAAACATGATAATATTAGATCTGTATTTAGATCCTTAACTTCGTCAAGTAAGTCTTCAAGTGTTCCTTCTAGTTTCTCTATGAAAAAATGTTGTGAAGGAATGTTTTTAAGAATAGAAATATATTCATTATCATCATAATAGCTATCTTCACTTTCTGTTTCATTTTCTGTATCACTTTCTTCTTCAGAAGAAACATACATATCTAAAGTATGTGATTTTCCTAATGTTTTATAAAACCATTTTTCACCTTTATATTCTTCATAATCTTCTGTAATATCATGTTTTACTTCTCTTTTGATTCCAGATACAGAACCATAAAATATTGGAAATGAAGGATTCAATTCATTTAAGGTAATTTCGGATGTTATATAGGAGAAAAAAGTATCTATATATGCTGTATTGTTCATATCATTTATTTTATTAAAAGAATTATATGAGTAGTTACTCGGTAATAGAGGGTTTCTATGGACTAAATTATTATAATTGTTCATTAAAAAGTAAAGTGGGTCTAATAGAGGAATACATTTACAAAAGACATCTTTTTCAAGCATTGAGTTTTGTTTTTTATCAAAAATATTACACTTTAAAAAAGTATTTGATGTTTCATACCTTTCTTTTGTTAAAGAAGTTATTTCTTTGATTACATATCTTCTTTCTAAATCAATTGTTTTATGTGAGTTTTTTGTATTATGGATGTTAAAGTAAAGTGAAAAATAGGGTTGATAAAATTGACAATCACTTAATTCTAAAATGTCTTTACATGATTTAAATAATTTTATTCTTTCAGTTTTATTCCATTTGTGATATTTAATATTCATTAATTAAAACATATTATAGTTTTTTTCTATAGAATAAACACACAATGTTGCGTATATTATGACTTTAAATAAAATATTTTAATGTAATATACTATGGCTATGAACCTTGAGTTGCGTAAATTCGATATGAGTGAAATAAAAGATGATAAAGTCGTTGTCCTTATAGGAAAAAGAGATACTGGAAAATCATTTTTATGTAGAGATATCCTTTATCACCATGCTGGTATTCCAGTTGGTCAGGTTATATCTGGGACTGAGGGAGCAAATCAATTTTATAGTCAGATTGTTCCAAAATTATTCATCCATGATGAATTTAAAAGTGAAATAGTTCAAAATGTTTTAAAAAGACAAAAAACTATGATTGAAAAAATAAATAGAGGGGATGCTGGTATAGATCCTAGAGCATTTTTAATTTTAGATGACTGTCTTTATGATAATACATGGGCGAAAGATAAATGGATGAGATCTGTCTTTATGAATGGACGACATTATAAACTATTATTTTTGCTTACTATGCAATATGCCCTTGGTGTTCCTCCTAATTTGAGAACAAATATTGATTATGTATTTATTTTAAGGGAAAATTATGTTTCAAACCGTAAGCGACTTTATGAACATTATGCGGGTATGTTTCCTAACTTAGATATGTTTTGTCAAGTTATGGATCAATGTACTGAGAATTATGAATGTTTAGTTATTAATAACAATGCTAAAAGTAATAAATTAGAAGATCAAGTTTTTTGGTACAAAGCTGAAAAAAGACCTGACTTTAGAATAGGATCTCAACAATTTTGGGATTATTCAAATAAAAATTTTTCAGAAGAAGAAAGAGTAGAAACTGATTTTGGAAGTCGTAAAAAAGGACCAGCCCTCACAGTTAACAAATTATATTAATTTAGAGTTTTTCAACAGCAGTAAGAATTGAGTCTTTACTTCTGTCTCCAACATCAATTTCTTCAAGGTTTGAGCCATCCTTTAACATGTAAGTTGGGAAACCCTTTACTTTGCCCTTAAATTCTTTAAAACCTTCTGAACTTTGCTCAGTTAATACAAACTTAACCTGTCTTCCAGAAGATGCGACGATATCCGTCATTTCTACTAACTCTTCAAATGGTTCAAGGGCATTCTGAGAATGTCCACACCATTCGGCATAAACCATATGGACCTCTAACGGTTCGCCACCCTGTTTCTGAGGAGGGGAGGGGCTTCCACTATCTCCAAGCAGGTTGGGGACAGTTGATCCTTCAGAAAGAGAAGGCATCTGCGAATCAATTGGAACATCTGGAACATTGTGGTCAGTATTTCTTTTAGAAAAAAGGCTATTGAGGTATTCAATTTCTTGAAGTTCAAGAATACTTCCAAAGTTTGATGCACTTGGCGAAGAGAAAACCTTTCTCTTATCCCATCCCATCATCCCACCTTCAGGTTGTCCCATATTTCCTTGTGGGGGAGGCATAGGAGGTGTTCCAGGATCTTGGGGGACCGGGGGAGGGGGTGGAGGAGTATCCATATCTTCTTCAGACTCAACAACTGGTTCATCCATACCTTCTAATAATACGCCACCTGGTCCCATAGATTCAAAACCTTCTTTTGTAAGCCTACATAAAAATATTAGTGCCAAAAACAAAATAATAAAAACATGTATATCGTCCATTATATTATACTATTTATATATATAATTTTTTTAGGTTTATTAATTTATTATTTTTAAATCTTCTAATTTCCACAACTCACATTTTTCCCCTGAAATGGTCCTTTTAATTATAAATGGAAGTTTCTTCATATCTAATTCTTTTAGAGCTATATCAAAGATTGATGAATAACTTTCCGTATTACTTATGAAAGGAATACCACCATTTGATAGTTGTTGAACTCTTTCTGAAATAATACGTGTCTTTTCATATTTAGATAAGACAGGACTTGTCTTAAAGTTTTTTCTATTTTTATCATATGATTTGTAAAATTCATTAATATCGATATCACTACCACCTACAACATCATTTACAACATCTTCATCATATTCTTCATCTTCTGAATCTGAAATTTTTTCTTCAAAAGGTATTGTGTCCATTATATATCTTCTATTATTTTTTTTAATCTTTAATTATATTATTTTCAAATTTTTTTTAACGATTTGTCCATTTTTGACTACAATGTTTACAAATATACATATAACTTAATTTTTTAGCATCATATTTGATATAGATTATTTCAGTTTCAACTTTACTATCAGTATTACAAATACAATCTTCGTTCGGACATTTTATATTTGGATTATCTTTGATAACTGGTAGAGTAATGTCTTCTGTTAAATAAGGATTTGTGTTGATAATATCACTTAATTCAATCGTAGATTCGTTTGTATAGATACATTTTTTATCTTCATCAAAGTCTTTTTTGTTTGAACAACATTTACAACCTAGATATAACTTAGATGTTTCTTCATCTGAGTATATATTCATGAGGTTGTTACACTTATCGCAGAAATTAAGTTCCATCTTATTTAGTTTTATATATTATTTATTATTTTAAATCAAATTTTAACAATTTATTCTTTCTATATTTTTTGATAATTCTGTATAACATAGTTTTGTTTTGATCCTATAAATAGGAACAGTGGCTTCCGAATCTTTATAAAAGTTACAATATTCTTTAACTTTTTCAACTATTAATTCTCTTCCCACTTTATTTAATTCATTATCCATCTCTTCTTTAAAATTCACAAATAATTCATGTGTATCAAAATAATTTCTTAATAATAAAGTATTATAACTTTCATATTTTATAATTTCATTATAGATAGTATTTGTAGGGGATACATTTTTTTCTTGACCTGGTTCGTGATGTAAGGGGTTATTATCTAAGAGAGATTGTATTGTTAATAATACTGTTGTAATGTCCATGATACTTGTCCATTTAGGTCCACTCCATGTCCCTAAAATAGAAAGACATACTTTACCATAACCACTTGAATGTCTACCAACATATAAGTTGGGATGTATCCTTACTCTATTTCTTGAAATATAACTTACGTCTGGTGGAGAATAAGGGTAATTTTTTGGAAATGTTATATTAAAAAACAAAAATCCATTTTCATAAAGACTGTCTTTTGGACCAGTTATCATAGCTTTCGCATTTAACATATTTTTTTCATCAAACTTAACATAAATTCCTAAGTCTTCTAATTTTTGATGTTCAATTTCTTTAATATCTTTTTTTAATATTCTTTTAAGAGCAGAGTTAGCTGACATTTAAAGTAAAATGTTATCTCTTTCTTAAATAATATAAAATTTGAATTATTTAATGTATAAAAAAATCACATAAAAAAAATATATAGAATTAGAGTATTATGGGATATGCGAAATTGGAGAAATTCTTAGAAAGATTTCCTAAAAAAGATAAACATACACATACTGTGTATGGAGGAGATATTAAAAGTGGGGCATATACTATACCACATGAAGAAGTAGACTATCTTCATAAACTTATAGGTAAGGCTATCCATATTAAAGGTAATCGTATTTCAATGGTTGAAAAAGTTCAAGATATTACGAGACTTGTTATTGATCTTGATTTAAAATGGAAAGACGAAATAACTGAAAGACAATACAACGAAAATGTTATCATGGCGATAGTTAATGATATCATGTCAAAGATTAGTGAATTTTATAATATTTCAGAAGAACAAATGTTTTGTATGGTTATGGAAAAAGAAACATTCCTACCAGCAAAACACAAGGAGTATAAGTTTAAAGACGGTATCCATCTATTGTTTCCATTTATAATTGCTGAGAAAAAGACATACCGCACACTAAGAGAAAGTCTTATTAAAACAGATTATAGTATGTTCTTTAAAAATGAAGGATTCATTCCACCATCCAATCAAATGGATGAGATTGTAGATGAAAACATCTATAAAGGTGGTAACTGGTTTATTTATGGATGTGGAAAACCAAATGAAATTATATATGTATTAAAACGTATTTATAAGAAATCTTCTGATAATCTAACACGCATACCCATAGATTTATATATAGATGATAAAATAGAACTTGTAAAAATGAATAGTGTAAAGCTACAAAACGAAATTACAGTCGAATATACCGAAAATTTGAAAAGTAAAATGTCAGGTGGTAACCTTAAAAAAAGCATGTCAATTGAAAATTCTCCATCACAAATTGGAAATATTGAGGTTGTCAATAGGGCTAAAACACATGATATTGAAATCGCAAAAAAGCTTGCTTTAATTCTTTCACAAAAAAGAGCTACAACTCAGTCATCATGGATTGAAGTAGGATACTGTCTTCATAGTATAAATCCATCACTCTTATCAGCATGGATTGGTTTTAGTAAAAAATGGGAACTTTGGGTTGATAGTAAAGAATGTGAAAAACAATGGGAATGGTTTAATAAGAACAACAACAACAATTATACGATTGGGTCTCTCCATTATTGGGCTAAAAGTGATAATCCAGATGATTATAAAAAAATTATAAGAGACTCTTTGAGTGCCATAGTTCATTCTAGTGTTGGATCATCTGGTTCTCATGCTGATGTTGCAAATGTTATCTATCATTATTTCAAAGATTGTTTCGTATGTTCTAATATTAAGGATAGTTCATGGTACTATTTTAATGAGCGTAAGGGTGGTAAATGGGAAGAAACTGAGATGGGTCATGAACTTCGTAAGAGGTTATCAAATGATATTGTAGATGTTTACAATCACTATGGAAGCGTATACAAAAGTCGTGCCAATGATCTTTTACTTGAAGATGAAGATGCTGCTAAGCTTCAATCGGATAAACATACAAAATGCTTGGAAATTCAAATAAAGTTGAAAGATTCAGTTTATAAAGATAAAGTTATGAAAGAATGTAAAGAGAAATTTTATGATAAAGAATTTATAGAAAAGCTTAATGATAAGAAAAATCTGATTGGTTTTGAAAATGGTATTTATGACTTGACTAAAAGTGAATTTAAGTCTGGACTACCATCTGATTATGTTAGTCTTTCAACTGGTTACTCACTCCCCGTTGATATCAAAAACTTACCTGTAAAGCTTGATGAAATTACTGATCTTGTTAGTAGTATGGATGATTATGATGAACTAAATGATGCTCTAGAAGACTTTCTAGCAAAGGTTTTTCCAATTGAACGTGTTCGCGAATATACAATGCGTTTCCTTTCAAGTTGTTTGTCAGGAGATATTAGGGAAGAAAAGTTTTACTTTTGGACTGGTTCTGGTGGTAATGGTAAATCGAAGCTTATTGAGATGATTGACTTTGTCCTTGGCGATTATAGTCGTTCAATGGATGTTGCTTTCCTTACTACCAAACGTGGTAGTAGTTCATCTGCTTCTCCAGAACTTGAAAACATCAAAAATGCTCGTTTTGTCTATATGTCTGAACCTGAAAAAACAGACCTTATCTATGTTGGTAAGCTTAAGCAGATGACTGGTGGTGATAAAATGACCACTCGTGCTCTATTCAAGGGAACTACTCAATTCAAGCCTCAATTTAAGATTGTTCTTATGTGTAATGATCTTCCACAGCTAGGTGGTAATGATGGTGGTATTTGGCGTCGTATTGAGGTTGTTAAGTATCTTGCTAAGTTTACAGATAATATTCGTTCAGTAAATCATGATCGTCATCAATATTTAGCTGATAATCAACTTACAGCGAAGCTTGAGCAATGGAAGCTTGTATTTATCATTAAGCTTCTTCAAAAGTATGTCATATATGATAAGGAAGGGACTTGTCCACCACAGGAAGTCAAGGATGAAACTAAACAATACAAAACTAGTAATGACCTTATTGCTAATTGGGTGGATGATCGTATTATTGAATGTGAAGAATTTACAACATTTGATGACCTTTATGATGACTGGGAAAGTTATTGTGATGATGAAGGTATCCAACCAAGGCAAAGACCTGAGAAGAAGGAAATTAAGGGTGAACTTATGAAGATGCAAGATAAAACAGATTATGGGTGCGTTGTTGGAAAGAAAAAGTCTGATGGTGCTCCGAATGGAACTAAGCAGAAACCCAAGTTTAACTTTAAGGTAATTGATGATTAAAAAGATATAAAGATATATAGTTATATATCATTAGAATAAAAATGTTTTGTAGTGATTCTCAAGCAGGTCGTTCGCGAGTAAGCAAAGTTCGCGAAGGACTTAAAACAAATAAAACCCATGTTCAACATAAGAAAGATAGGAAGACCGGTCTAGATAAAGTTTTTTTACTTCAAAATGAACTTTTTAAAGAAGGTCTTGATTTAGATGAATACGTTGAATATCTTACAGATAAGATTAAAAAGAAAAGGTATTTTTATAATGGTCTAAATAGTGATAATATTGATGCCCTTAAGAAGAGATATTCAAAACTTATAGAAAAGGAACAATCGCGATATAACCAAGTTGGAGATGAAAAACTTCTTAATCGTAAGAGGAGGAAGCAATTTCGTGAAAAGAAACGTAATATGATTCGTGAAAAGAAAGAATCACTAATTAATGGACTCTATAAGAATATTAAGGGTTCTCAATCTGTTGGTATCCTTAGAAACACAGAATTCCTTAGTAGTGATCCAGATAATTTTAATAATACAAAACTAAATATGTTTACAGGAAGTAGGTATATTGAGACACAGGATAAGAAATGGGTTGAAATTTATACTAAGCTTTCTTCTCCATACAGCTATCATCTTTTTGATCTTCATTCAACAAGTGCTCTGAATGAGTATGTTTTTGAAAATTAGAGAAATGTTCTTCACATGTATTATAACCTAAGAGTAATGTTTCTTTGATAGATTCTGAGAAACGATCAAAATTAACACCACATCCATCAATAACTATTTGTATATGATTGATGTTTTGTTTTACGATCGGTGGAGAACCATAGATATTGTAAAGTGTGTTCATATATTGTGTTAAGTCTTTTATTTCATCTTTTTCACTAGTTTTTTTACTTGATATTTTATTTGATAAAATATCAATTCCTAAATAGTTCTTTCTATCAATAATTTTTTCATATGGAAAATTATTGTTTACACCGCCATCAATGTAAAGACACCCATTATATTCTATTGGTTCAAAAAGTATTGGTATACATGATGTCATACATACGGCATCTGTATATTTTAGATCAGGGGCATTATCTTTATTAAGATATTCATTACATTGTTTATTCATATTAACAACTCTAAAATGAAGATTAATACCAACTAAATCAGAAAATTCTTTAAGAGTTATATCGGGACTTAAATCTTTCCCTTTTAAAACAGCATTTATTATGTAAATGTAGTCTGTTATTTTTTTAAAACCATAATTATTAAAGAAATTTTGAATTTTTAAATCATCTATACCAGATAATTTAGCATAATCAAGCTTCTTGAATAATTCTATTGTAGATTCAATAGAAAACCCTATAAGTAATGGTGTTAAGTAAATTGAAGAACCAGACACAAAATACATATCTGTTATTCCTTCAAAGTTAGGCTTGACGATATTTTTTTCAAAACAATATTGTAAGCATCCTAGTATTGCGAGGCATTTCATAGCTCCTCCTGAAAAAAAGAGTGTATCTATTTTATCCATTATTTAGGAATAATATTATTTTTTTTTTATTTAACTTAATATCATTATGACTTCTTTAAACATAGACGAATTATATGAAACAATCGATGAAAAAAATACAAAGAGACTTCAAAAGTTTGATGGAATACTTAAAAACATTCATTATAGAATTAAATACTATGCGAAATTAGAAAGAACATTTTGTTTTTTTCAGATACCAGAATTTATTATAGGTGTACCACTTTACAATGTTTGTGATTTAAGGAATTATATAATAAATTCTTTAAAAAAGAATGGTTTTCATATAGTTTACATTGACCCTAACTGGTTGTATATCAGTTGGGCTAAAGAAGATAGATGTAAGGTTGAAAAGAAGACCAAGTCTAAAAAAGAAAAGAATTATAAATTGATAGATGAATACAAACCAAGTGGTCAATTTGTAAATGAAAATGAATTATCTTCTCTTAAAATGAAATCAAAACAATTATTTTAATAAGAACGTTTTCCTAGTTTATATATATAGTCTGTGAAAATAAGGAAAAATATACCAAGTAATCCAAACAAAAGGACATCATTAAAATTATCATTTATATTTGAAAACCCCTCTACACTTTGAATATTATTTACATAATTAGCACGATTACGCTGGTAATTTAAATAATCTTGATAATCTTTATCATTTAAAAGACGTCTATATTCAGCATTTGTATCATCATCGTCATATTCTTCTTTCTTAAGACTTTCAATTTTTTGAATCACCTTTTTTTTATTCTTTTTTTCCCTTTGTTGAATTTCTTTTTATATTTCTTCATCTTCAATATATCCACCTACACCTGGAGACATAGAATTAAAATTATTATCAAAATCTACTTCTGATTTATTATTTTCACGTTTCTTTTTCTTTTTTCCTTTATTCTGGGAAGTTGAACTTTTTATTTCTCCAAATGCCTCGTCTAAAAAGCACCCATTAGCAACCATTTACTATATTATATATTTTTTTTATAACATAATAATAAATGATAGAAAGCGTATTTGATAAAGTAAATTCCAATAAGTTTTTCATTGGATTTATGATGATAATATTAACGATAGGAGGAAGATTCATTATTAGTGAATTATCCGATGAACAAAAAGAAAAAATAGATACACCTATTTTTAGAAAAGTATTTATATTTTGTGCGTTTTTTATGGCAACGCGGGATATTGTTACCGCTACATTATTAACAATAGTATTTCTGATTTTCTTAGAAAGTATCAACTTTGATGGAAAAAATGAAGATGTTGAAGATGTTGAAGATGTAGGTAATTTAGGTTATCACATTAAATATTAAGGGTCATACCCGAAATATTACTTTTTCTATCTGTTTCACCGCTCATTAGTGATACGTTATCTAGATCAGGAATATCCTCTGGTTTAAGATTCATCTGATTGATTAAATCATCTAAACCGCTCGGTCCACCCATTTCTTCTCTTTGTGGAACTTGATGTTGTTGTCTAGGCGGTTCTCTTTGAACATTCATATTTCTCATAGGAGGTGGGTTGTATTCATTTTCATTTTCAGTTTTACCGATACTCCCTACAGCTGCCTTAGCAAATTGATTCATTAAATCAGGATTCTGTTTTAATATATCATCCATACCTGGAATTGAAGATTTAAACA